GCCTGTGTTCTGTTACAACGTCGGCGACATTCCCTACGACCTCTTCGCCATCGTCCGGATCTCCTGGTACCGCAAGGGCATGCCCTACGAGATCGAGGAGTACCAGATTGATGAATGCGACGACGCGCTGGCTCAGTTCCAGTACGTGGTTGGGACCGCCCTCAAGCAGAACGCAGACGTGTCTGTGTTGACCCAGTACGAGCCCGAGGCGCTGGGGGTGAGGGAATGATTCCGCCAGTCGTGGTCTTCGGTCTGACGTGGCTGCTGGGGATGCTGGCAGTCACTGTGTATCTGACTGTTACAGGCATGGGTTGACGCCTGCTGTCTCCTGTGTAAACCTAAGGGCACGCCCGACACGGGCTGCCCTTTTACTCAATCAACATGGCAAGCACAACTCCAGTGGACAACAGCAAACTCAGCCCTTGGTACTTCGGTGTCAACTGGGCCACCATGATCATGAAAGAGCGCATCAAGAAGTTCGAGAAAAAAGGCTGGGATGCGACTTATGACCGCAAGCAGCTGGCTTACTTAGAGGATCTTGAACAGTTCCTTAAAATGTCTTGGGATACCTGGCTCAACGACATGGAAGAGAACGCCGTCCGTATCCGCGAGCAGGCTTCCAAATGACGGTCCTATCCATTGAAAACCTCCAGTTCCAAGGCGAATACCTCGTCGTCGATGCCTTTGTTGACGAGATTGTTCCAGTCCGTGCGGCGACAAGTCTTGAACCAGCAGAGTGGGGGCCTGCCTTGTGCCGAGGCACCCTCTACTTTTCAGATGAGGACTTGATCCCGGCGACCGATGCCCAATTCCGAAGGATGCTCACCGAAAGAGTCGACGACTGGAACCCCATCGACGACTTCTGATCCACGCAACGACGAGGACTACGACACCTTCGAGTACGGCACAGAGCCGATACCCGGCGACACCCAATGGGCCAAGCGATAGCCTGGCCCTTCACCTACACACAAATCATGGATTACGACTCGTATTACAAGGAATCACGCGGCTACAACTGGCACGACCTCATGGAGATGCGCAGTGCGCAGTCAGGCCTGGGGCGCTTCAAAAACGAAGAGGTGCCAGAGGTGTTCAAGCATCAATTTGCCGACAGAGCGGCATACGATGCTTGGGTTGCAGAACTACGCGAACTGTATTTCGGATGACTCAACCTCAAGGCCTGCCCTTCTACAGGTCCTACTTGCTCAACAAAACCATCAGCCTCTCTGAGGTGCCGGACTTGTCTGACTCGGACCTGAAGATGCTCAACATCGAAACCATGGAAGCGCTTGAGGGTGCCCGCCATGACTACAACGCGATCCAGAACAAGCAGTCGGATGAGGCAGGCCCTGTTTACCGTCGCTTGAAGGTGGCTGGTTATTTCCAGGCAGCTATCAAGATCGAGCTAGAACAGGCTTGACTTCTCTACTACACTGCTGGAGATCTAAACCGTGAACATGCACATTCTCTCTGAATCTCAGTTTGAGAACATCAGCAAAGCTCTGGAAGCTGCGCAGGCAGCACTCTCCAATTGCCAACATGTTGAACTGGATCTCAACAGCAAGAAAGCCTTCCCTAAGGCGACCCAGGAGAAGGTGGAGGCTAAGCCTCGTAAGACTCGCCGTGGTAAGCGCGGTGTTGCTGTTCTGACTGAGGCGAAGGTGCTGGAGATCAAGCGCCAGCTGGCTGCAGGCGGTAAGTCTGTGGCGAGTATTGCCCGTGATTTCGGCGTCCACATCACCACCATCAACTGCATTAAGTGGGGTAAGACCTGGAAGCACGTGAGCATTCAGCAGGAGTCCACTCCTGTTGAGGTGCACGGGTGATTCTTCCAGACATTGAGATCCTTTCGCTTACGCGATTGGGGCTGGTCACACCGTTCGATCCAGAGCTACTGAATCCGGCAAGTCTTGATGTCCGGCTTGGCGACAACCTGCTGGTAGAGCGTGAAGAGCATCCTTCACTGGAGCCCTACTCCATTGCTGGGTACACGAAGGAGAACCCTTTCATGCTCTATCCGCATGAGTTCGTACTCGCTGAGACGTTTGAGGAGTTCCAGCTGCCTGACTGCATTGCCGGGCAGCTTGCTCTCAAGTCCAGTAGGGCTAGGGAGGGTATCGAACATCTTCTTGCGGGATACATAGATCCTGGTTATGTCGGAAGACTAACTCTGGAACTACAGAATGCGCGTAAGTTCCACCCTGTCTATCTCTGGCCGGGTATGCGTATTGCGCAGATTGTTTTCCATAAGCTTTCGATGCTGCCTGCAAAGGATTACTCCGTTACGGGCAGATACCAGGGCGACAAAACTGTTCAAGCATCTAAAGGATGACTGACAACGTTAATCACCCCAGCCATTACACCTCGGGCAAAGTTGAGGTCATCGACACTATTGAGGATTGGGTGCGGGGGGCACCTGATCCAGTCGTTGGTGGCCTTCATTGGCAGGTGATCAAGTACATCAGCAGGGCTTGGCTTAAGAAGGATCCTTACGAGGACTTCTGCAAAGCCCGCTGGTACTTGACGCGGCTGATTAACACTTTGGCTACGGAGGCTTACCGGGAGAAATGAGGCACTGGTGGCGTGTTGTCGCCAAGGCCTTGGGGGAGAAAGCGCACCAGAACGACCGGATCGCTGATCAGGTTGCGACGGTGCGCTTTTTAATTCTCTTGGCTTACATGACAACCAACTTTTTTATTTGTTCAGGAGTAATTAGGCACTGGAATGACTAACTGCAGCCACTTCTTTCGGGAAATCACCAACACGCACAAATGGGCCTACGGCCCTTACCGAACTTACTGGGCTAAATGCAAACTTTGCAACCACAAATGGAAGGTCTACATCGACACTGAAAAGCGGCAAGAAATTAAATTGCCCCAGTCGATGATGCGCAGGCGCAAGCTTGATGAGCCTGCCGTTAGACGAGTTCTACTAGATGAAAGACCTTATAGTCAGATTGCAAAAGATAACGGGATTAGTCATCAGGCTGTCAGCGAAATAAAGCTGGGTAAGTCCTACAAATACTTCTGCAAAGACATACCCAGAAAAGCGCCACGCACACAAAAGAAGTGCGTCAACTGTGAGCACTGGTGGCAGGGCAAGTGTGGTTTGTCTGTACCAGAGGCTGGTGGTTGTTTTGCTGGGGATTGCTCGTTCTATAGCCACTACGGGTCAGCTGTGATACAGTAAGCGGGCATTGCCCCACCAGGCTTGAACTACCTCTTCGGTGTTGCGCACCTGCCTTCCCTCGCAGGTGCCAAAAAGATTTGCTTTGACGTTGAGACGACCCAGTTGCAGCCCAAGTTTGGACGCATGAGGTTGCTCCAGCTGGCCACCTACGGCAAACCTCCCGTGGTGATTGACTGCTTTGCTCTCGATGACAACGAATGGATTGAGCTTGAAGAGTTCTTCAAAACTAAGCGCTCTTGGTACGCCCACAACGCTGTGTTTGATCTTGGCTGGCTCCAGGAGCACGAGATTTATCCCGAAGGCAGGGTGTTCTGCACCATGCTTGCTAGCCGCATACTCAGAAACGGCTTGCCAAATGTAAAGCACGGCCTGCAGCATGTTGTGCATCGTTATCTCGGTAAGTCCTTATCCAAGGAAGAGCAGAAAAGTGATTGGTCTGGTCAACTGACTAAAAGTCAACTGGATTACGCGGCTAAAGATGTAGAGATTCTTACTGAGCTTGTAGAAAAGATTCTCCATAGGATCGCCATTGGCGTGCTTGCTCCAGCGTGGTGTATTGAGTGCAATGCGCTCCAGTCGATGGCACAGCTTTGGCGGACTGGTTTGCCGTTCGATAAGAAGGATTTGGAGCAGCTAATTGTTACTTTGGATGCGGAAGCTTTAGAAACTGGTGAGCAGTTTATTCAGGATTTTGATGAGGCTTTGCCCCAGGGAGAGAAGCTTTGTCGTGATGCCAAGGGTAAACTTCTTTACCGCACCAAGCCTGCAGCTAAGGGGGAAAAGGTTGAGAGGGGGACTTTCAATCTCAATAGCCCTGTGCAACTGCTGAAAAAGTTCACCGCTTTGCTTGGTGAAGTACCGATTGATCAGAAGAGCAAAAAGCCTAGTGCCAGTAAGTCGGCGCTCCAGGAGTATGCAGGGCAGCACAAGATTGTGGCGGACTACTTGAAGTGGAAGAAGACTGAGAAGAGAAGGCAGATGGCGGAAACGCTGCTGAAGAATGTGGAGAGTGATGGGTACATTCGTGCCAGCTATCTGCAGATGGGGGCTGACACTGGCAGGATGAGTTGCATGAGTCCCAACCTGCAGCAGATTCCCAGGGATCAGCGGTTTAGGGCGTGTGTGAAAGCTCCAGAGGGGTGGCGCTTTGTGGTGGCTGACTTTGGCCAGATGGAGCTAAGGCTGGCGGCTGC